ACTGTTGAAAACAAAATGAGCTACGACGAAATGATCGTAGAACGCAATGTCAATGTTCAAAGTAACTGCGAACATCATGGCGTAGTCATTGATGGATTAGCTACAGTAGCTTATATTCCTAACAAAAAGGTTTTAGGACTAAGCAAGATCAATCGTATTGTAGAATACTTTAGCAAACGGCCGCAGATTCAAGAGCGGTTAACTGAGCAGATTTACCATGCATTACAGTATATTCTCAACACAGATAATATTGCTGTTGTAATTGATGCCACACACTATTGTGTACGCAGTCGTGGCGTAGAAGATACAGGAAGTTCAACTGTGACCAGCAAATTAGGCGGGGTATTTAAGTCAGATAATTCTGTTCGTTTGGAATTTATGAATATAGTAAATAATTGTCGATAAGGAGATTTAAAATGCTTTTAACAGATCAACAATATATCTACAGAAGTGCGTCAGAGATTAACAGTGGTATGCTACGAGTTTACAATAACATGTTACTGGCGGTAGTAACAAGTTTAATTGTTAGTTTACTAGTAGCAAGCAGTTCAGCTCTTATGACTTTTTTCTTTACTGGTTTTATGAAATGGATTGTGATTTTTGCTCCTCTGGTAGCTGTTTTTGCCATCGGTATGGCTTTAGCAAATAATCCACCGAAACCCATTGCATTAGCTATGTTGCATGGCTTTGCTGCTTTGATGGGTCTAAGTACAGCAACAATTTTTCATACTTTTACATTAGGCAGTATTACCAGCGCATTTATGGGCGCCGCGGTATTATTTGGCACACTTAGTTTTTACGGTTACTTTACAAAACAGAATTTGCATTCTTTGGGTCGGTATCTTTTAATTGCGTTGATTGCAATCATTATCGCCAGTATTATTAATATTTTTATTGGCAATAGTATGTTTCAAACAATAATCAGTGCTGCTGCGATTGTGATTTTTTTAGGATTAACAGCCTATGATACACAGCAAATTCGCGAGGAACTCAGTGTAGAAGGTAATAATATTGTCGAAGTAACGGGTGCTCTGCGTTTATACTTGAACTTTATTAATATCTTTATTTCATTATTGCAGCTAACCGGAACACGACAAGAATAATATCAGCGGTCTAGGACATTCATCCCGCTTTAGAAATTCTGCATGTCATCAACGACTCTAGGAGAAAGAGATGACAACCTATACACCTATTATTTACAAATTTACATCAACGAAAGAATATGTGGATGAATTTCCTTGTGCATACAAACAGTGGCGAGCGGATACACATTGCAATCTTAATCACGGTTATTCATTTAGTTTTAAGTTTTTCTTTGGAGCTAATCAATTAGACCGTCGTGGTTGGGTAGTTGACTACGGCGGTCTCAAAGAACTCAAACAAATTCTTAAAGATCAGTTTGATCACAAAACATTGATAGCACAAGATGATCCAGATTTAGAACTCTATCGCAAACTAGAACAAGACGGAATTCTGAAACTCACAGTATTGCCCGCTATGGGCTGCGAAATGATTGCCGATATGCTTTACAAATTCGTAAATTCAGTTTATATTCCAGACTATCTAGGTCAAGGAGAAGCAGAGAGAATTTGGTGCTATCGAGTAGAAGTTCGTGAAACTCAAAGTAATATGGCCTGGCGTGAAGGTCATAGAGAATGGAACGAAAACCTAGACGAAGGTCTATAATTTCTCTTAGACTCAATCCTAGATTAAATATCATACAAAACAAGGAAACACAATGACAACTTCTTTACATGATAAAATCTTCAATGATCCTTCAATGACATTAGACCACAAGACTCTATATTGGATAATTGGTCTCTCGGCAGCTCTAATTATGGCAATGACAGTGGCAGATTTTGCTGCAGCCAAGTTTTTAGATTTTGGTTGGGTGGTTACTCCTGCAGGTGCATTGTTATTTGCAGTGGTCTTTGTGACACGGGATATGTTGCATAAACTTGCTGGTGCACAGATAACCAAAAATGTTATTTTAATTGGTGTGGTGCTTAACTTAGCAGTAGCAGCATTTATGTACATAATGACCTTTTTGCCAGCGCCGGCATTTCGCCCTAGTGTAAACTTTGATGCCGTATTTCGAATGAGCTTGGGTATTGTATTAGGTTCGGAAATTGCCACTGTATTAAGCCAATGGGTAAACACATATGTTTATCAGTGGATGTGGGAAAAGGATTACAGCAGCTGGGCACGAACATTTTTTAGTAATTTGTTTAGTTTGCCAGTGGATGCAGTTTTCTTTGTAATTTTAGCTTTTATTGTATTTCCCACTATTCTTGGCGGATCGGTTATGAATTTTGATACTGCGATAGCCAGAATTGTTTCAGGATCTACCTTATTTAAACTGGCAATTATCTTAGCGTTGACACCATTGGTCAGTTTGGCTCCCACTAGGGAAGAAGCCAGAGATCTACGCTGATATGCGTCAACCTTGGGCAGGAATTTTTGAGTGGTCAATTACAGCAATCTTGATTATCGGTGCAGCATTGACCTCTCTGAATATTTACCCACTCAACATATGGTTCTTATTTGTCAGTAACTTAGGTTGGGCAATTCAGGCCATACTATGGAGAAAGTATAGCTTGCTGACTGTACAAACAGTAATTACAGCAATATACTTTCCTCCATTACTAAAAACTTTTGTATAATATGACCAGCAAATATAAAATCAGTGTGCTTTTACCTAGTAGAGGCCGTATCGCCGCTTTAGAAAAGTCCGTTGTAACGCTTTTAGAGCGTGCTTCTGATGCAAAACAAATTGAAATTTTGTTAGCATTAGACAAAGACGACAAAGCAGTAATAGAATTTGCCACTGGCAAACTTAAAGAATTTATTAAGGATAAATTTGGTTGTGGGTATACTGTAGTAAGTTTTAATCCCATTGGTTACATTAGACTAAACGAGTATCTTAACGCCTTAAGTAAGATCAGTACCGGCGAATGGTTGTTTTTTTATAATGATGATGCAGTAATGAAAACACAAAATTGGGATAGAGAGATTCTTAAGCATTCATCGCAATTTAGAGTTTTGAGAGCAGAAACCACAAACGAACATCCTTACGCTATTTTTCCAATTGTTCCTAGAGAATGGACAGAAATTCTAGGACATCTTTGTCCACATCAAATCAACGATGCTTGGATAAGTCATATTGCATATATGTTAGACATAATGGTTAATATACCAGTCTTTGTTGAGCATGACAGATATGACCTAACAGGCAATAATCACGATACTACCTATAAGAATAGACCCATGCTCGAAGGCAATCCTAACGATCCTAGAGATTTCAACCATATAAGTTGGAGACAAAAACGATTGTCAGAAGCAGTTAAGCTCTGCGAATACATTGAAAAAAAGGAAAACCGTATTTGCTCATGGTTCAGAGATGGGGCGGAAAATCGTCACGACATTTGGGAAAAAATGTACAAAGCCGATATTAAAAATCGTTTAACCAGAACACAATAATAAACATGAAATCGCTTACAGAAGAAATAGTTGAATACTGGGATAGGCAACCCTGCAACAGCCGTCATAGCCAAGCTGATCCCAATACTACACAATATTGGAATGAAATTACTGCAAGACGATATCATGTAGAACCACATATCAGAGATTTTGCCAGTTTCGACCAATGGCGCGGTCGAAGAGTTTTGGAAATTGGCTGTGGAATTGGCACAGATGCAGAGCAGTTTGTTCGCAATGGCGCTATCTATACAGGAATAGATATAAGCTCAAAGAGTATAGAACTTTGTCAAAAAAGATTTCAAGTACAAGACTTGGATGGACGATTTATCTGTTGTAATAGCGCCGATCCAGACATAGTCTATGAGTTAGGACAATTTGATTTAGTTTATAGTATGGGAGTAATACATCATAGTCCACGCCCACAGGAAATCGTAAAAAATGTCTATAACCTAGTCAAAGACACTGGTGAATTTAGATTTTTGGTTTATGCCGAAAACAGTTGGAAATCGGCAATGATCAGCGCAGGGTTAGATCAATATGAGGCTCAAGACAATTGCCCTTATGCCGAAACCTATGACAACGATAAAATACATTGGTTAGTAATGGGATATTTTGATATAATTGATATTAGACAAGATCACTGTTTCATGTATAATGTTGAAGAATATCGTCGTGGCAACTATGTGTTAGAACCCTGGTTTGAAGCCATGCCAGACACAGTAAAAGCCGCGGTGAAAAAATATCTAGGTTGGCATCTTTGTGTAAAGGCAATTAAAAAATGATAGACAATACAAATGAAATACTTTCTATATTGCAAGAAGAATGTGCAGAGGTCATACAGGCAGTTAGTAAAGTAAATAGATTTGGTTTTTCAGGATTAAATCCCAAAGATCACAGAAATAATCGTCAACATCTCGAAGAAGAAATTGGTGATTTAATCTGCATGATAGAACTGCTGGTAGAAAATAATCTCATAAATCAAGCAAACATAGATTCTGCCGCTGTAAACAAAAGAACAAAATTGCGTAAATGGTCGACTATTTTTATTGGCGACAACGCCCAAGCAATCAATAAGGATCAACATGTCTAAAATTCCTTCTCGTTGTAGAAATATATTGACAGGGAAGCAAAAAAATGTTAACATATATGAATGGCCGTTAGTTAAAGATCAATATGAAATAATTGACAAAGAAAAATTTGAAAAAGCATTAGGTCTTATAAATTAGGCCACTATCGTTTTAATAAGGAAAATTAAAAATGAACAAATCGAAGATCAAAGTCTCCGAACTTTTTTTTTTTCAATCCAGGGCGAAGGCCGATATATGGGAGTGCCCAGTGTCTTTCTAAGAACTTTTGGTTGTAATTTTCGTTGTCGAGGCTTTGGCAGAGACAAAAACTCCATCCCAGATCAAGAAACACATAATCCTGAAGTAGTCTCTATTATTGATAATATTAATAGGTATCAAAATTACAAAAGTTTACCATTAGTCGAAACAGGATGCGATAGTTATGCTGCGGTCTATCCAGAATTCAAACATTTGAGTCCACTGGTTGAGATTGATGGCCTAGCTCAAAATATTGTTGATCTCCTTCCACACAAAGAATGGCAAGACGAACACTTAGTAATCACCGGCGGTGAACCATTACTGGGTTGGCAGCGTAGCTATCCAGAATTACTCAATCACGGCCTTATGCGTGGACTTACTGAGATCACTTTTGAAACCAATGGTACACAACCGTTGACTTCGGAGTTCAAAGAATCACTCAACGAGTGGCTGCGTTGGTATTATACTAAACCCAGAGAAATTACTTTCTCGGTATCTCCTAAACTCAGCGTCAGTGGTGAACGATTTGAAGATGCTATCAAACCCCAAATTGTTTCTGACTATGAGAGTGTGGGCTATACCTACTTGAAGTTTGTGGTCACTGGCATGAATGACATTGATGAAATTGAACACACGGTTCATCAATATCGAGATGAGGGATTTACTGGACCAATTTATCTTATGCCTGTGGGCGGTGTAGACAGTGTCTACCACGCACATAATCGACAGGTAGCAGAAGTGGCCATGAAGCTAGGCTATAGATACAGTGATCGACTTCAAGTGCCGCTTTTCAAGAATCAATGGGGCACATAATGAAATCTTTTCGAATGACCCGGAATGAATTTAAAAAATTACTAGAAATTTTTGAAAATCATAATCCTGATTATGTAGATTTAACATTTGATAATTCCAATGGAATTGGATCTGTAGTAACTGCTGAATTCGAAACTAGATCAAAAATTAAAATTGATATCACAGATATTGAAAGTTGGTAACATGTTAAATTGGTTTAAAAAAGTCACTGCTAAACAAACACAATCTCCAACCAAGTCTGCCAAAGACTTAGCTACCGAACAAGGGCAACCCTACATTAAAATAGTAAGTTTTGAACTAGACCCTAATAATTTACATCAAGGTAGTTTTGAACTAGATTGGAATGATAAATTCATAGCTGATTTGATCAGAGCAGGATATCAATTGAAAAAGGATGACAGCGATGCTGATATTGTCGATCGTTGGTTTCAAAATATCTGTAGACATGTGGTAATGGAAACCTATGAACAAGAACAAGCCATAGTTAATACCTATACCAAAGTAAGAGATTTGGGTAATGGTAGATCGGAAATCAGTTGATGCAAGCCTTCTCAATTACTGGAAATTCAAATCATATAACCGACCAACTCAGGCAATTAAGACAACAATGGGGACCACCAGGAACCGATTGGAACTTTGTAGGAAACTATAAACAAATTTCAGTTTATACTGTGAATAGTAAACTGATAGTTTGGCTATTACTGAGAGGATTCAGTAAAATTTGACAAAATTTCTGTTAGATACTATAATTAGCAATCACCACCACGAATTTCTATTATGAAATATCTTTTGATTGATACTGCTAATACTTTTTTCCGTGCTAGACATACTGCCTTTCGTGCCACAGACGAACAGGAAAAAGTTGGTTATGCTTTGCATGTCACATTGAGTTCAATTAACAAAGTATTCCGTAAATTCCAAGCTGATCATGTCATATTTGCTTTAGAAGGTCGCAGTTGGCGTAAGGATATCTATGAACCTTACAAAAAAAATCGTGCAGTAGCCCGAGCACAACTTAGTCCTAGTCAACAACAAGAAGACCGACTGTTCTGGGAAACCTACGATCACTTTGTTGAGTATCTTAAAACACAGACCAACTGCTCAGTTATTCGTCATGCCAATGCCGAAGCGGACGATATTATTGCTAGATTTATTGCATTACATCCTAAGGATGAACATATCATTATCAGCAGTGACACAGACTTTGTACAACTGCTGTCCGAACAGGTGCAGCAATACAATGGGATCACAGATGAATTGTTGACTGTAAATGGTATCTTTGACAGCCGAGGTCGTCCCTGTCAAGACCGTAAAACCAAAACTGCTAAACAAACGCCTGACCCTGAATGGTTATTGTTTGAGAAATGTATGCGTGGCGATCCCACAGACAATATCTTCTCTGCTTTCCCAAATGTCAGGCTTAAAAGCAGTAAAAATAAAATTGGTCTATTAGAAGCTTTTAACGATCGGCATCAAAAGGGATTCGCGTGGAATAATCTCATGTTGCAAAGGTGGATCGATCACAATGGCTCTGAACATAGAGTATTAGATGATTATCAACGCAATAGAACATTGATTGATCTCACACAGCAGCCCGACACAGTCAAAGAACAAGTTGATTCTGCAATCAAAGAACAAATACGCACTAGCGATATTGGTCAAGTGGGTTTAAAATTTATGCGTTTTTGCGGACGATATGAGTTAATTAAACTCAGCGAAACTGCAGAACAATACAGCACATGGCTGAATCAAAAATATCAAGGTCATTTATATGATAATAGCTAAACCGGTACTAAAGAATGAATTTTGGATCTTGCAAAAAGATCAAGAAAAAATTGGCAATATAGAATCTCGAAACAATATGGTTACTATTACCATCGGGAATAGAAAATTTCATGCTAAGAATATACAGTCATTGCGTAAAAATGACATAGTTTTCGAAAAAATTGCCATTAAAAAATCACCATCGACTACACAAGTCTATGGATATCCCACTGGCTGTCATGCTTTTAATCCCATGTGGGATGTCAAGAAAAAAATTCCTTTATTTACAAAAAGAAAGAAAAGTCGCTGTTGGTTTGCTGCAGGATGGTATGCAATTAAACAAAAGGATCAATGGCAAATCATACAGAATCCCAAACTCATTGCCGTAAAACGATATCAGTACTGTGGGCCCTATCATGATCGAACCACAGTGGAAGAAAAATTATTAACTGTCAACAAGGAACAAAATGCCTAATGTATTTCGAGATCAGGCCAAATTTATGCGAGCCTGCGATCAAACTGTAGATCATAATAATCAAGATCAATTCGATCTCTATCTTAAATTGATAAAAGAAGAAGCAGATGAATTACAAACCGCAGTTGATACCAATGATAGAATCGAACAACTAGATGCCTTGATTGACATTTTGGTTGTCACAATCGGTGCCATTCATAGTATGGGAGCCGACGGCGAAGCTGCATGGAAAGAAGTTATGCGTACAAACTTTGCCAAAATTGATCGAGAAACAGGCAAGGTACGCAAACGAGAAGATGGCAAGGTTCTAAAACCCCTGGGTTGGCAACCACCGGCATTGGAAAAATTTATTCAATCATGAGCTTGCATATTGATAGGTTTGTGGATTTAGTTAGATCTCACGATGCTCGGGGAAGAAAGGAAATCATTATGCCAATCCGCGATGCCCGTGATCTCATGGCCGATATTACTAAACTCCTTAATCAGCTACAGAACACGAACACAAACAACACATCTTCGACTACACAGACAGTAGAAATTACCGGCGGAAATTTTTGATAAATATTAGTAGATAATGAGGAGAACACAGTGAGTAGGCCAAAACCCAAAATCATAGCTGAGATTACAAATCGCAGCACATATCGCAGTGACCAAGTCTTGGCCAGTGAAGGTATTTGGGCAGTGTTCTACAATGAACAGCCTATAAACTTAAAGACCTGTAATCTCTTAACCAGCATTCCGGGTCCAAAATACCGTAAAGTCAGTTTCAGTAACAAAGGTCATGCTATCAATCTAGCAAGGAAACTCAATACACAATTTAGAACTGACAAATTCTGTGTAGTATTGTTAAAGTCTGGGCAAAAGATCTACCCCGATGACCAAAAATGACTACTTGGAATTATTGCAAAAAAACTGTAGAGATTTTGGAGAAATTTGGGCCAACCCCAATCCACGAAGTTTTAAATTAACTGATATTGGTAGACATGTATTTCAACATTACAGCGGCTTGGATTCAACTGTAATTAAGTTACCAATTGAGAAAATACAGACATGGTGGATGTTAAAACTAGACAAGGTAATGACAAGTCCATTTTGGTATACAATCAAAAAAAGACACAGCGTAGATCTATCAATACATCTGGAAATTTTTGGACAATCGGATCAAGCTATGATGATAGTTTTGTATGGCGATCTTGCTAAATTTTTGCAAAATTACCGGTTATAAAGAGGAAATTTCTGTGGGATTTTTGCCACAAAAAGACTTGACAATAAAGGTGCTATGTACTACAATAGCATTATGAGAAAGAAACGAACTGATAGAAATCACATCATTTACATGTTAGAATGTAATGATGAGTATTACATCGGGGTTACGGCCAAGACTCAAAGTACCATTAACAAGAGTCTTATGGTAAGGTGGAATAAACACATTTACCGTAGCCGTAGCGAAGACAAATCGTGGAAGCTCTACGAAGCTATTAGAAAATTCGGCGAGGAAGCTTTTACAGTCAGTATTGTGTCTGTCATTCGCGGAAAAAAACAAGCCCACGAAGTTGAGCGTTCGCTTATTCGCGA